GCGAAAAGGACAAGCCCGCCGAACAGGAGCAGGAAACGGAAATTCTGATTTACGGTCAATATGACGGGAAAATCTTCAATGGTGAAATGTCGCAAGATTGGGCGGCGGGGGATCTGAATTTTGTTCCCCTTGATGTTCCAATGGATGAAGATTTGCAAGAATTCACCTATTACCTTTCCACCGGGTACAACATTGATTTTACCCTTGTAATGGCAATGATCCAGCAGGAAAGCGGCTTTCAGGCTGATTCTATCAGCAGTACGGGCGATTATGGGTTGATGCAAATTAACAAAGTCAATCACCCGTACATAACGGAAACGCTTGGTATCAATGATTTCCTTGAACCCTATAACAACATTCGTTCCGGGCTATTCATTTTGCGGAAGCTGTTTGAAAAGTACGAAACGCCGGAAAAGGTTTTGATGGCGTACAACATGGGCGAAACCGGGGCTTCCCGATTGTGGGAACAAGGAATTTTTGAAACTAACTATTCAAAATCGGTGCTGGAATACCAGCAACAGTTTATTCAGGAATTAGAAAGGAGTTCAAACAATGATTAAGTGTAAACAGGCAATGGAAAGTTCCGCTTGCGGCAAGGTGTGTTGCTGTTTGGAGTGTGAACAGAAGGACACTTGCAAGGATGTGTGTTCGGAATTGTCCGCAGATTGTGAAGATGCTTTCGCAGAGGAAACCGGGCTTGCAACCATGCAGAAAGAAGCAGCGGCGGTTATTTCCGCAATCGCAACCCTGACCGTTCAGAAGAAGAAAATTGAGGATCAGGAAAAGGCAATGCGGGCGCAGTTGCAGGCGGCAATGGAAAAGTACGGGGTGAAATCCTTTGAAACGGATGAAGTTAAATTCGTGTATGTTGCACCCACTACCCGGACAACCATTGACAGCACGAAATTGAAGAAAGAATTGCCGGATGTGGCAGCACAGTATTCCAAAACTTCCAATGTTTCCGCTTCCGTCAAGATAACGGTGAAGGGGTGATGATAATTTGAAATCAAAAAATGAAGTTAAAATCAACCAGCTTCTTCGTTTGGCTGAATTGTGTGATTCTTCGCAAGCTGACAAAAAACAGCGATATATGGAAATGGCAGAAAGGTTGATTTTTGGAAATGCGGAAACCAGCGAAACACCGGATTCAGAATTCTTTGTATCAAGGGATTCGGAACATTTGATTGATTTTTACAATCAATATAAAGATGTGCTGATTGGTGGAACTTCAAGTGCAAACTACAAACTTTATTTGGAGTTTTGCAAAGAAAACAGAATTACACCATTTGAAAAACTTCCGTTTTCTCAAAGAATGTGCCGATATTTTCCCCTAAAAGCCATTACAAAACGGATTGGGAAGAACATTGTAAAAATTTGGATTTCAACGGAAGGCGGGTGAACGGATGGCAGAAGAAAAGCTGTTTGAAGGACAGATTAAGAAGTATTTTCATTCAATCGGTATTTATCCCGCTGGTTATGCAACGGACAGAATGAAAGCCCCTATGATTGGATGGTACACAAAGATTTGGGGCGGCGGCTTTCAGAAATCCGGTATTCCTGACATTTTGTGTTGTGTGAACGGGGTAATGATTGCCGTGGAAGTGAAGGCTTCCAATGGTAGACCTTCCGAATTGCAAAAGCTGAATATCAGCCGGATCAATAATTCAGGCGGGATTGGGGTTTTCCTTTACCCGGAAGGGTTTGAACAGTTCAAAGAACTTTTGAAAGGGGTGATTACTTGCGGTACTCACATTCAAGCGTTGATTGCTTTGAAAAGTGCAAATTCAAGTACAAAATGCGATATTTGGACGGGATAAGCACCAACGCAGCAACAGAGCCGGACAACCCTTTGATATTGGGGCAAGCGGTACACACGGGCATTGAACAAAGCCTTGAAGCCGCCCTTCACGAATACGCTTTCAGCTATCCGATTATCACGGATGCACACATTAACGAAATGATAAAGCTGGAAGTTGTGATTCCCCTTGCAAGGGCAGCAATCCCGCCCGGTGGAATGTTTGAGGTTGAAATCAAGGATGATGATTTTCACGGGTTCATTGATTACCTTGCCCCGGCAACAATCTTTGAACGGGGCGTTGAACTTCCTGATACTTATGATCTTTACGATTTCAAGTATTCAAACAATGTTTCGGGCTATAAGCAATCCGGGCAGCTTCACGAATACAAATATTTCTTCGAGCGGAACAACCCCGGAAAGAAAATTCGGAATATGTACTTTGTTTTCGTTCCCAAAGTCACAATCCGGCAGAAGAAAACAGAAACCTTGCAGGAATTCAGGGAGCGATTGAAAAGCGAACTTGCAAAGGTGGAAGTTAAAACAGTTCAAATTGGGTTCGATCCCGAAAAGGTGATTGATTTCCTGTTTGGAATAAAAGCGGTGAATGAGGAAACAGAGTTCCCGCACGAACAAAGTTATTTGTGTAGGTTTTGCGAATTTCAAGAATATTGTGAGAAAGGATGGGACTATTTTATGAAGTTACCTGAAAACAAGAGAAGAAACATTGAAGCGGTTGGAAAGCGTGTCATTTGGATTTATGGTGTTCCGTTTTGCGGGAAAACCACTTTTGCCAATGAGTTCCCCGATCCGCTGATGCTGAACACGGACGGCAATATCAAGTTCGTGGATGCCCCGTATATCCATATCAAGGATGAAGTGAGGGTTGAGGGCAGACAGACGAAAAGAACCCTTGCTTGGGAAGTGTTCAAGGACACGATTTCCGAACTGGAAAAGAAGGATAACACCTTCAAAACTATCGTTGTGGACTTGCTGGAAGATTTATATGAACATTGCCGTTTGTATATGTATCAGCAGATGGGTATTACCCATGAATCGGATGATTCTTTCCGGGCGTGGGATAAGGTAAGGGGTGAATTCCTGAACACCCTGAAACGCCTTATGAACCTTGACTATGAAAATATCATTCTGATTTCCCATGAGGACACCAGCAAGGATATTACCCGCAAGGGCGGCGATAAAATCACGGCGATTAAACCGAATTTGCAGGAAAAGGTTGCAAACAAGGTTGCCGGAATGGTTGATGTGGTTGCCCGTATTGTGGCAGACGGTGACACCCGTACATTCAACTTCAAGAGCAATGAAGTGATCTTCGGCGGTGGTCGCTTGCGTGTCAATGCGAAAGATATTCCGCTTGATGTGAACGCCCTGTTTGCCGTTTACGATGAAGCAAACAGAAATGCAGCTTCCGGCACAAAGGCAGCACCCGAAACTTCTACTCGTGCGGGGCGCAGGGCAAAGGAAACCTCCGCCACGCCCGCAGATAAGCCGCAGGACAAGCCCGCAGAGGAAACCCCGGTAAACAATACCCCTGAACCGGAAAGCCCGCAGGAAGCCCCTGAACAGGCAACAGAACAGCCGGAAAACACCGAACCGGAAGCAGAAAACCCGGTTGAAGGTGCAATGAATCCCCCGGAAGCCCCGGCAGAGGAAGAAAAGCCCCGCCGCAAGCGTAAGGCAAGAGAGTAAAGAAAGGTAGGTACACACAATGAACAATCCGTTTGGTATTCCTGATGAAGTGTTTGCCGCTGTTATCGGTGCAGCAGTAAACCAGCAGACAAAGAACCGAAACCCGGAAAGCCCCTTCGATAAGGTGAAATCTGATCCGGCAAGTTTGGCAAAGAGAGCCGCAACGATGGCAAAGGCAAGCTATGATGCCTATATTGAAGCCGGGTTCACGGCTGAACAGGCGTTTGAGTTGGTAAAGGGCATTTATACCGCAAGACGGTAAGAAAGGATATGGTGAAATATTATGGCTAACATTTGGGATGAATTCGACAAGGCGATTGATACGGAAGGGCTTGCGGAAGATGTGAAGAACGCCGCTGAAAACGGTGGTCGCCGTGAAGTTCCGCATGATACTTATGAGGTCGCAATTAACAAGCTGGAACTGACTAAGAGCAAGAAGGGCGATCCGATGGTTACTTGCTGGATGAAGATTGTGGAAGGCGAGTACAAGGGCAGCTTGATCTTTATGAATCAGGTGGTAACGCAGGGATTTCAGATTCACATTGCAAATGAATTCCTTCGTGCGCTGGTCGCTGAAATGGCTGATCCGATTGATGTTCAGTTCAAGACCTTCAATCAGTACGGCAACATGATTATGGATGTCATGGAAGCCATTGATAACAACTTTGAATACAAGGTTCGCTATTATGACAACAAGGGCTATAACGCCTTTGAGATTGAGGAAGTCTATACGCTGGAAGATTAAGCAGTAAACGGGAAGCACCGGGGGAGCAATCCCCCGGATGCACCCAATTTTGAAAGGGGTGAAGAATTTGCTGTTTTACGACTTCGAGGTTTTCAAGTATGATTGGTTGGTTGTGGTAATGGATATGACCGCAAAGAAAACCCATGTGATAATCAATTCACCGGAAGAACTTGAAGCCTTATATAAGGCAAATATAAAGGAAATTTGGTGTGGATTCAACAGCCGCCATTACGATCAATACATACTGAAAGCAATCCTTTGTGGGTTTGATCCAAAGCGTGTCAATGATTATATCATTGTGAAGGGAAATCCCGGTTGGAAGTTCAGCAGCTTGTTCAGACAATTTCCCCTTTGGAATTATGATGTAATGCTGAATACGGATGTGGGCTTAAAGCCTTTTGAGGGATTCATGGGAAACAATATCAAGGAAAGTTCTGTTCCATTCGATATTGACCGGAAATTGACGGAAGAAGAAATTGCCGAAACCGTGAAATATTGCAAACATGATGTTGAACAGACGGTTGAAGTGTTTCTGAAACGAACGGAAGAATTTAATACCATGATGTATTTTATAAAGCATTTTCATTTGAGCATGGATTCCATATCAAAAACGAAAGCCCAACTTGCAGCTGAAATTTTAGGCGGCAATAGAAAAGGGGCAGATTTCAAGGATGAATTTGAATTTCCAATACTTGATTGTTTGGAGTTGAAAAAATATAAGCACATTGCTGATTGGTATGCAAACCCTGAAAATCACGATTACAACAAGAAGCAGGATAAACAGATTATAGCGGGGGTTGAACACACTTTCGCATGGGGCGGCGGTCATGGTGCAAGGCTGAAATATTCATCTTCCGGGGTATTCCTGATTATTGATGTGACAGCTTATTATCCTTCGCTTCAAAAGAAATACCATTTCGGGTATAGAGTAATGGATCACCCTGAAAATTTTGAGTTTATACACGATAGCAACATTGGATTCAAGAGAAAAGGTGATAAGAAAGCCCGTCAACCATTCAAAATTATGGATAATGCTATTTCCGGGCAAATGAAGCAGAAATCTTCCGCTTTGTATGATCCTATGAGCAATAACAGCATTTGCATAAACGGGCAGTTGCTTTTGCTGGATTTGGTTGAACACATTGAACCATATTGTGAACTTATCCAAAACAATACAGATGGTATCATTGTGAAGTTGAAAGATTACGAACACGATTTTGATATTTTGGATGATGTTGTGTATGAATGGGAGCAACGAACCGGAATGAAAATGGATTTCGATACTTTCATAGGTACGATATACCAAAAGGATGTAAATAATTATTTGCTGGTTGATAGGCATACCGGAGCGGTAAAGGCAAAGGGCGGCTATGTTATGAAACTGAATGATTTAAGCTATGATTTGCCGATTATCAACAAAGCGTTGGTTGATTACATGATTAAAGGGATTCCGGTTGAAAGAACGATTTTGGAATGTCAAGAGTTACGAGAATTCCAACTTGTTTCAAGAATTAGCAGCAAATACACACATATCCTTTACGGCGATACCCCGATAAAGGAAAAATGTATCAGGGTGTTTGCTTCAAAGAACCTTTCTGATCCGGGAGTAAAGAAGGTTCATGCCACAAGGAAAACAGTTGCAAAATTAACGAATTCCCCGGCGCATTGCTTCATTTTCAATGATGATGTAAAGGGCGTTCCCGTGCCTGATAAGTTAGATCGCCGTTGGTACATTGATTTTGCAAATAAAAGATTAGCAGATTTCGGGGTGATTTAGATGGAAAATAGCTTGATAATATCGTGGAATGACGGACACGGGCGAATGGAAATTTACATGGATAAGTTTTTTCCATGCGAACAAGCCCGTTTCAAGAAATTACTGAAAATTATTTCGCTTGATTGGGCGCATGAAGAAGAATTGAAAGAGGAATTGAAAGTTTATTTTCAAAACCGTATTCCGAATTTGCCGAAAGAAGCGGAAGCCAAAAAGAAGGAAGCCGCCGAATACAGACGAAAGGCAGCGGAAGCAAAGAAAGCCTTGAACGCCGAAAAAAAGCGGATAAGAAGCGGGGGCGATCCCCCATATTTGGAATTTAGGTATGATTCCGAATATCGAAACAACAAATACCTTGCACAAGAAGCAGAACGGGAAGCGAAAAAACTTCTGAAAAGCAAACAGTCGTTTGAGAAATATTTAGAATCAATGTAAAGGCGGTGATTGGGTTGTTCTTCAAAGGTTATGTTGAAACCAAAGACAAGAAATGTGTTGAAAAATTCAAGAATAGAACTGATTTCAAAACCTTTGAACAGGTTCAATCACTACCTGAATTTGCGGGCATTTTGGCAGCAGATACTATTTTGGTAGATATTGATGATTCTGAAAGTTCTGAATTACTGTTCAAGGTGGTTAAGGAATACAACCTTCGGTGTAGAGTTTACAAAACCAGCCGGGGCAAGCATTTCTTATTCAAGAACAGCGGTGTTCCAACCAATAAAACAGGCTGCAAACTGGCAATAGGTGTGACCGCTGATATTAAGATTGGTACACGGAATTCATATTCTGTTTTGAAATACGGCGGCAAAATGCGGGAAATTCTCTATGATACCGCCGAAAATGAAGAAGCACAGCCCCTTCCCCGCTGGCTTCACCCGGTAAAATCCAAAATGGAGTTCCTAAACATGGATGCCGGGGATGGAAGAAATCAAGCATTGTTCAATTACATTTTGACTTTGCAAAGCAATGATTTCACGGTGGAAGAAGCACGGGAAACAATCAGAATTATCAATAAATTTGTGCTGAAAGTACCGCTTGCCGATGATGAAATTGAAACAATTCTTCGTGATGATGCGTTCAAAAAGCCCGTTTTTTTCATGGGAAATACCTTTTTGTTTGATAAGTTCGCAACATTCATTAAGAACAACAACCACATTATCAGAATTAACAACCAGCTTCATGTTTATCGTGATGGAATTTATGTTTCTGGTAAGAAAAATATTGAAGCCGTGATGATTCAGCACATTCCTTCATTGAATAGGGCAAAGAGAACAGAAGTGTTTGATTATTTAGATGTTTCCATTACCGATAATACCCCATGCAATGATGCTGATTGGATCGCTTTTGAAAACGGTATTTACAATGTTTTTGATGATACATTTACCGCATATTCCCCGGATATTATTATCACCAACAAAATCCCGTGGAACTATAACCCGAAAGCAAGTTCAAAAAATGCTAACGATATGTTAAACAGGATTTCTTGTAATGATGAAAATGTGAGGGCATTGCTTGAAGAAATGATAGGATATTGTTTTTATCGTAGGAATGAATTAAGAAAATCATTCATCTTAACGGGGGACGGAAGCAACGGAAAATCAACTTTTCTTTCTGTTATTCAAAGTCTTTTAGGGGAAGAAAACATATCTTCGCTTGATTTGAAAGAATTAGGGGATAGGTTTAGAACGGCTGAAATGGCTGGAAAGCTGGCGAATATTGGTGATGATATAGGGGATGAATTTATTCCTAACCCGGCTATTTTCAAAAAATTAGTTACGGGTGAACGGGTAACGGTAGAGCGGAAAGGACTTGATCCATTTGAGTTCAACAATTATTCAAAGCTGATTTTTTCGGCAAATGATATTCCCCGTATTAAAGATAAAACTGGGGCGGTGCTTGACAGACTTGTTATTGTACCGTTTAATGCAAAATTTTCAGTAGAGAAAGAAGGCTTCAAGCAGGATATAAGACGTGATTTAGTAGGTCATGCCGATGTTATGGAATATCTTATCATTATCGGCATAGCAGGATTGAAAAGAATTCTGAAAAACCAAAAATTTACAAGTTCCCAAAAGGTTCAAGACGAATTGGAAGATTACAAGTGGCGTAATAACCCTATTTTGGGATTCATTAAGGAATGTGAAGATGAAGATTTCAGAATTGAAAATGAACCAACGAATAAGGTTTACAAGCGGTATCAGGAATATTGCCTTGCGAATAGCCTTCAACCCATGAGCAACATTGAGTTTTCTAAGCAAATTAACAGAACAATGAATTTCAAAGTTGTTGATAAATTTATGAATAAAAAGAAATTCAGGATATTTGTTCCGGCTGACAGTTGAAAGGGGTGAACACTTTGAATGAACAGAGAGAGAGAGAGCAAGGAAGGTAGAGATTGGACAGGCAATCAAAGAAGTATTTATACAACTTTGGGTGCTTCCAATCATAGCGATAAGGACAGGCAACAGCATGATTACTATGCAACAGAGCCTAAAGCAATGGAACTACTACTTGCAGAAGAACAATTCGCCCCGGTTATATGGGAATGTGCGTGTGGTGAGGGGCATTTATCGAAAGTTCTTGAAGAAAAGGGATTTGAGGTAATAAGCACAGATTTGATTTACCGGGGGTTTGGCGATCCTGAACCGCTGGACTTTCTGAAAGATACATTGGAAGATTTTGAAGGTGATATAATCACAAACCCGCCTTACAAATATGCACTTGAATTTGTGCAGCGGGCATTGGAAAGCGTGAAACCGGGAAGAAAAGTTGCAATGTTTTTGAAGCTGCAATTCCTTGAAGGGAAAAGCCGAAAGGCGTTCTTCATACATAACCCGCCCAAAACCGTATATGTGAGTTCTTCCCGGCTGATATGTGCCATGAATGGGGAATTTTCAAAATATCCTTCAAGTGCGGTTGCCTATGCGTGGTTTGTGTGGGAAAAGGGGTTCAAGGGTGATCCGGTTATCAAGTGGATAAATTGAAAGGGGCAGATATGAACAAAAATCCGTATTACAACAATGAAGGTTATCCCGATCCTACGGCTTACGCCGGAACAAAGGATGTTATCAGAGAGGAAACCGAAACAGAGCATAAAGCCTTTGAATTGATTAAGGTTTTGAAGTTCATTATTCGTTTATCGGGCTTTGAACTGATTGAACGAATTAAAATCAAGGACAAGAAAACGGGAAGGGAGTTTCGATAATGAACCATTTTACAGAGAAAGACAGAATTGAACAGTTTTCAAAGCTGATGAACAAATATATTCCCGGTGAATTTACGGAATGGCTGATTGAAAACGGATTCTTCACAGCACCCGCTTCCATTCACCACCACGGGGCTTATTGTGGGGCGTTGTTCGATCATAGCTTTGCAGTTACCAAAGCACTTCTTTCCTTGACGGAACGCCTTGAATTGAAGTGGGAGCGGGAAAGCAGCCCTTACATTGTGGGTATGTTTCACGATTTATGCAAGGTGGATAACTACCACAAAAGGGATGATGAAGCATGGGAGTATAACAACGCTACTTTGCTTCCGGGGCATGGTGAAAAATCGGTTATGATGCTGCAACAGCACATTCAGTTGACGGAAGAAGAAATGCTTTGTATCAGGTGGCACATGGGAGCGTTTGACGATAAAGAGAATTGGAACAGTTACGGGCGTTCCGTTACCAATTACCCGAATGTGCTTTACACCCACACAGCAGATATGATTGCAGCCCGTATTTTGGGGGTGTGATATGGAACGCCTATCGGGGGATTTCAACAGAGGATATACAAAGGCAATTCAGGATATAGAAGATGTTTTTGTGTATGTGAATAGTGATCTTTCAAGCCGGAAGAAACGGTTTAATTTCAAACTGATTATTCGGTTGCTTGAACTGTTTTTGAAAAATCGTGAAAACTTCCGGGAAAACAGAAACGGGTTTATCCGTTGGAATACGAAAATCAATAATCTTGAATTTTACAATCCGAATGAAAGGGGTGCTTCAAATGAGCAAAATTTATGATGGAATTATGGGGTTGGTTGTCGCTGATGCTTTGGGTGTTCCGGTGGAATTCAAAAAGCGTGATACCTTCAAAGTGAATGATATGATTGGTTACGGAACTTATAACCAGCCGCCCGGTACATGGTCGGATGATAGTTCAATGACACTTGCAACCGTTGAGAGTATCGCCCGATTGGGAAAGGTTGTTCCGGCTGATATTATGGAAAATTTCTTGATGTGGTTTGCAGATGCAGCCTTTACCCCGTGGAATTCCGTGTTTGATGTGGGTTCGGCAACACGGCGGGCAATCACCCGGTATGCAAGCGGGATGGAACTTTCTGATTGTGGCGGGCGTTCCCGCATGGACAACGGGAACGGTTCATTGATGCGTATTCTTCCACTTGCGTTCGTAAAATGCACGGATCAGGATATTGTGAATGTGGCTTCCCTTACCCACGCCCACCCTGTTTCTTTGGACGCTTGCATTATTTATATCACGGTTGCGAAAAACCTTTTGAACGGTGTTCCGCTGAAAGAAGCAATTTACTATGCGGCGAATTACACCGGGCTTCCTGAATACAACCGTTTGAAGATGTTGGAAACCCTTACCCGTGACGAAATCAGAAGTTCCGGCTATGTGGTTGATACGCTGGAAGCCGCTTTTTGGTGTTTGTGTCATACCAACACATACCGGGATTGTGTTCTTACCGCCGTGAATTTGGGTGAAGATACAGATACCGTTGCAGCCGTGGCGGGCGGGCTTGCCGGGATTCTCTATGGTTGTGGTGGTGAAAGCGGTATTCCTGATGAATGGATTTCGCAGATTGCCCGGAAGGATTGGATCAAGGGGTTGTGTGATAAATTTGAAAATAAACTTTCAAGATAATTCAAGTTTCAATTCAAGATAAATTCAAGTTGTCGTTGTTGGAACTTGAATTGTTGGAAACCCTTGTAATATAAGGCATTTAGATAGAAACATTCAAGTTAATTCAAGTTACTTTTCACTTCTAAATATAGATTGAATTTTTATTGTAAATTTACGATATTTTTCAAAAATAATTATAGTATAAACTACAAGATGCAACTTGAATGTTCTTGAATTTACAGAAAGGAAATTGTACCCGATGAAGGCTAAAGAATATTTGCAGCAATTACAGCGTTTAGATACGCTTATCAATCAGAAAATCAAGGAATTAGGCGATTTGCGGGCAATGTCAACCAGCGTAGGAAGCATTGATTACTCAAAAGAGCGTGTGCAAAGCAGCCCTTCCGGTGATGCCCCGTTCGTGAAAATGATAGGTCGAATGATTGACCTTGAAGAAGAAATCAACGCCGAAATTGATAAGTTCGTTGACGAAAAGCACGATATAATCAATCAGATTCAGCAGTTGCAGAACCCGAAACACATTGAAATTCTGTATAAGCACTATGTTGAATTCAAGCGGCTTGAAGTCGTTTCGGTTGAAATGGGCTATACATATCAGTACATTGTTGAATTGCACGGTTACGCCCTGAAAGAGTTTCAAAGTACCCATGAAACCCTATTGAATTCCAATGTGTGAAAGCGGTATAATGATATAGTGAAAAATCGGCAAGAAAAATTCTTGTCGATTTTTTATTTTCCCCGGAAGGGTACTCATAGCCGAATTTCAGGGTTCGGCGAACTCCTACCTTCCGGGGAAAACTTTTTGAAATAAACTTGACCGAAAGGGGGTTGCCGTTTATGAACGCAAGACAGAAGAAATTTTGTGATGAATACCTGATTGATTGCAACGCTACACAAGCGGCAATCCGGGCAGGATATTCCCCAAAGACAGCAAAGCAGATAGGACAGGAAAACTTGACGAAACCTGACCTTAAAGCCTATATTGATGAACAGCTTGAGATTTTGCACAACCAAAAAACAGCCGATGCACAGGAAGTTCTTGAATACCTTACCGCTGTTATGCGGGGGCAGCATACGGAACAGACCTTGCAGCTTGTCGGTGAGGGTGTGCAGCAAATCACGGATATTGATGTTTCTGCAAAAGAGCGATTGAAAGCCGCTGAACTTATCGGCAAGCGATACGGACTATTCAAGGACAATGTTTCTGTTGACCTTGAACCCGTGGTTATCGTGAATGACCTGAAAGAATAGGGCGGTGATACCATGAAAGTATCATTGCAGGAAGCAGTTGGAAAGAATTATGCTGACTTTTGGAACACAAAGAAGCGTTATCGAGTGTGCAAAGGTTCAAGAGGTTCAAAGAAAAGCAAAACAGCGGCTTTGAACATGATTCACCGATTGTTTGAATATCCTGAAAGCAATGGTTTGTGTGTACGCCGATATTCAAACACCTTGCGGGATTCCGTGTATAGTGATCTGAAATGGGCTATTCACAAGCTGGGCTTGGATGCCTATTTTGATTGCACCGTTTCCCCAATGCAGATAACCCGCCGTTCTACCGGGCAGAAGATTTTGTTCCGTGGTTTGGATGATGGTTTGAAAATCACTTCAATATCTGTTGACAAGGGCGTTTTGTGCTGGGTATGGATAGAAGAAGCCTATGAAATCACGAATGAGGATGATTTTAATAAGCTGGATTTGTCTATTCGTGGTGAAGTGCCGGAAGGGTATTTCAAGCAAATCACCCTGACCTTCAACCCGTGGAGTGCTACAAGCTGGCTGAAAGCCCGATTCTTTGATACGCTGGATGATGATACATTCACCAAAACAACCACATGGGAATGTAATGAATGGCTGGATGAAGCAGACCGCAACATTTTCCTGAAAATGAAGAAGAACAACCCCCGCCGTTACCGCATTGAAGGTGAAGGTGAATGGGGTATTGCTGACGGGCTGATTTACACCAATGTTGTATTTGAAGATTTCAATGTTGATGAAATCCGTTCAATCAAGGGTATCAAATCGGCGTTCAATCTTGACTTTGGTTTTACCGATCCAAACGCCTTT